TTTGTTATTTTCCTTTTCTTTATTAAAGTTCATTGTTTCATTATATTCGTCAGAAGCTTTTACTTGATTAAGTACATCTTGGAAGTCAGACATTTCATTTTTATTTACATCTTGCATTGCACCATATCCAGCAGCTTTAATTTCAGCTTCAAGTAATCTTGCTCTTCTATCTTTTTCTTTTTCTTTAGATGCATGATCTAACATTATTGCTTGTTCTTCCTTTTTAGCTTGAATTTCTGCTTCTTGAGCTTGTTGCTGTTGTTGAGCTTGTTGAGCTCTTTGTTCTTCTGCTTTTTGTTCAATTGTTTTAAGAGCAATATTAATTGTTCCTAAAGAATCAGCTTGCATTAATTTTCCTAAATCATAAACAGAAGCGCCTGTAGTATTATTACTCATAAATACTTGTTTAAGTTGTTCTAGTAAAGATCTGTTATTAGCATTAGTTTGACAATAAACATTCAAATCTACAAGTAACAAATCTGTTCTATTTATTTCAAAATTAATTCTTTCATCATCAGATATCATTCCTTGTAATCTAAAAGAAGCTTTATTTGAATGATAAAATTGAGCTAAGTCTGTTCTCATTGAATGCACTCTTGGCATTAAATGATCACTGTGCTGCATAAAATAAGTTTCAGTTTGAGCATAAGAACCACTAACTGCTTGTTCTACACCAGTTGCTGTATTAGTTTGTCCTAATTGTTGACCCATTCTTTGTGGAGTTAAACCAACAACTTCCATTGCTTGTTGTTTAAAATAGTTAGCTAATTGAATTCTTGACATTAATCTTCTTGATTGTTCAAGTTCTAAAACTTGATAATGTTGAAATCCAGTAGCACTTTCTGTATTTGCAATACTTGGATCCAAAGGAAGCATAGAAAAATCTTTCATTGCAACATAAGCTTTAGCTAAATTATTTTTACCCCAATCTTCTCCCATTGAATGCTTAGGTAATGCATTTTGATCTAGTACAATAACAGAACCTAATTCATCTACAAGTATATCTTGTATTTGATTATTACACATGTTATAACCAATTTGTGCAGGCTTCATTAAATCAACTAAAGATGTAGATTTAGTATTTCTATCAGAGAATACTCTACCTTCTATAGGTAATTTTGCTCCATACAATGTTTTATCTCCTTTAAATTGAAATTTTAAAGGACCTGGCGTTTCTCTGTCAACTCCTAAATATATAGGATCAAAATCTCCAGTAGTTGTTGAATTAAAAATAGCAGAATTGTTTCCTATTTTAACTCCACCCCAAACTTGATTTATCCAAATCCAATCTATATGATCTCCAAAAACTAAATTTTCTTTTGATTCTTTATTTTGAAAAGTTTTGTTGTAAACAGGTTTAGTAGATACAATATAATTTTCATCAATTATTTCAGTTATAACTTCTCCGTTTTCATCTACTTTTGTAAGGTGACCTACTTTTCTTTGTGTTTTCCAATAAGAAGTTGTTACTCTAAGTAATTGATATGAACTATGCGTACCATAATCTTCACTTTGTCCCACAACATAAGAAACTACATCATGAGCATCATAAGCTGCATTCATAAACGATAGTTCTCTTTTCATGTCTACACCATGTCTTCTGTTATCCTCATATGATTCATCAGTATTATATAAAGAACCATCATTAGGAATACCATCAATCATCAATCTTGCATTCTTAGCTGGATGAATTAACTCTAAAGATTGCAATTGCTCATCTGTCATTAAATAACCATACTTATCTACAACATCTGCTATAGTACACATATCTATCCAACCTGCCCAGTTACCTTGTGAAATATATTGAACACTAGGAGATTTATGATAAAAAGCTAAAGTTGGATTTAATAATTCAATATCATAATCATCATCTAACATTTTAAAATGCCAAAACTCGCTGTCAGTTATTAATGAATCTCTAAATGCTATTTCTTCAAGTTCATCCATCCTAAAATGATTTACATCAACAGCATGTTGTTTAACTGCCCATTTTTCAGACATTGTTTGATATTTTTTTGAAAAAAATTCATCAATTTCTGGTAATTTTGCTAATGCATCTGGGTTAAGTTGTTGTTGAGCTTCTTCTGAATTAGGGTCCATACCCATTTCTACCATTTTAGCTATAAGTTTTTGTTGAGCATTTTCTACAAGCACTTGACTAATTGCATCAGTTTTTTTCTGCATAATTTCATTATACGAATACTCATCTATTGCTCTATAATCTATTTTAGTATTTCTTTTTGCAAATTCAGATACTAATGTATTTATAACATTAGGTATTATTGGATAAAATTTTAACTCCATTGCTTCATTTTGCCCTTCTGCTAAAACATCTATTATTTCAAGCATTTCATTTTCTACATCTGGCAAATAATCTGATTTATCTATTGTTCCTTTAGCTAATTTATAATTTTTTAATAACCGTCTAGATTTAACCATTATTTGTTTTACACCTTGCCATTCTAACCAATCAAGATTATGTTTAGCCCACTCATAATCTTTTTCATCTGCACACAAAAATTGAATAGGTTGAGTAAATGTACCAAATGTTTGTTTTTTGGTTTTTTTACCCTTTTTAATATCCATTGCATTTAATATTTCCATTTTTTTTTATTTAATGTGTTTGAAAGGTGATCGTTTAAAATTTTGTTTCATTTCACTACCTGTTTTACCTATATGACGAAAAGGGCTTACACTTAATTTAAACAAATTATTTGAATTATCCAAATGATCTTCATCTTCATATTCAACTTTTGTTTTTAATCCTCTACTTGCTTCTTGTATTCTTACAAAAGAAATTAATGCTGCAAGAGATACTAACCTATCGACATTTACTCCAGGACGAAAGTGTTCCATTTCTATTAATGACATATAATCAGGTATTCTAGTTATCCCATAATGTTTTTTGTAAACTTTACCTGACTCATCTGTTTCTACATCTAATTCTTCTTTCATGTACTCTATTAAATAACTAAGCATTACAGTTCTAAAAATAGTAGATACATTTCGCCATCCATATTGTTGAAACTGAGTTTTGCTTTGTTGTATTTCTTTTGAGTAGACAATTTGAGTAGACGGTACTAAATATTTTTGTTTTCTTTTAAATTGCATGTGTTGAATAAACAAAGGGACATTGCTTTCAATTATAGTCCAAGCTTGATACCATTCTATAATAAGTTCTAACCTTTCATGTGTTTTATTTATATCATCAAATCTACCACACCAAGCAGCTACAATTTTATCTCCTTCCATGTAAGATTCTGTTGAGCCATCTGCTTTAACTCTTTGTACATGAATTGGATTTTTATAAACGTGAATAGAGCATAAAGAATCAGATGTTACAGTCTTACCTTCAGAAACAGGGTCAATAGATGCAAAATAAGTTGTACAAAATGTTTTTTCTTCATCTGGTTCTTCCCATACTTGTATAGCTCCAGATTTATCTTCTGCATTTTTTTCTGTAGGAAATACTAATATTGGTTTTTTAGTTGTTTGTGACGCAATTACTTCATTAGAACCATTAAATTCTAAATTATAACATTTATATGGGTAGTCACCTTCTTCTATACTTCTTTTATGTGATTTAACAAGTTCTAATGGAAAAACACTTTCGCCTCTAAAAGCAAAAGCTTCTTCCATATTAGTTGGTCTTTGAGAACAACGTATTTGATATGTTTCTGGATCTAAATCTTCTTTCCATTGTTTTTTTAAAGCACTTATTGATTCTAAGGCTTCTTCTACTAATGAATTACCAAACTCATCTATATATCCAGGCATTGACCATTGTTCAGGTATAAACAAACCTGTATTTAAAACAGTTCCTTTTGAATCACTCCATTTATTTGTAACTTCATAAAAACCATTTTTTTTGGCTTTGTACATATACTTTCTTAAAGGCTCGCACTGCTTTAAATCTCCTACCGTACCTGATGCTATAAAATAACCTGTTGTAATTTCTCCAGCTTGTAATGCAGGAAGCATAAATTCATACGTTTTGTCCATAGACTTAGCAATACCTGCTTCTTCATAAAAAAATAATGTACACAATCCACCTACACCTGCAGTATCAGATTGTTCAAAAGATAATGCTTGCATAACACCTTTTCTTCCTCTTTCTGTTTTTCTACCATTTTCAGTATACTCTATTTTTTGTTGCCACTCACCTACACTACCAGGATTCATAGGTCTGTACCATGCTGTATGCTGATTTAAAAAATTACGGTATTCATTTATCATTTTCCAAGTACCATTAACTCCTGTTATATAAGTACTTAAGGAACTGCCTATTTTTAATACAGGTCCATACTCAAACCACATTAAATTAATTAATTTAGATGCATGAAAAAAAGATGAACCAAACTGTCGTTTTTTTAAAATAACACCATGTAAATATTTTAACTCACCTATTGTTTCATATAATGCCATATGATACTGTGCGTCATGTATATCTGGAAAGTCAGTTTTCTTTTTTATTTTATCAATTATTGGTAAAAAATTTATCCACATGTAGTAATCACGCGACAAATAAAATTTTTTATCACCTTTAAAATATAAAACGCCTTTTCTGCATTTTAATTTTTGGTCATTCCAATAATGTATAAAATCTTTTGATCCATCTGGTGCATCACAAAAAAAACCATTTTTTTTAAACTTAAGACCTTGTTTTTGAAATTCAAAAACTATATCATCAAATTTATATGAACCTGGTTCAGAAAAATATTCAGTTTCTAAAATATTACCCATAGCTTCTCTAGAATCAAAGCTGTATGTTGACCATACACCATTTTCATATAGAGGTATATCTTTATAAACATCACTAATGTCATCATTAATCATCGTAACTTAATTTTTGTCCACCTCGTGCTCTAGATGATTGTTCTTCTTCTAAATCTTTAGCAACACCTTTAAATGATTTTCTTATAGCATCAAAATTTTTAGCTGCACCTATAATAGAATTTATATTACCATCTCTACCATCTGTAATGCTTTGTGTTTCCATATAAAAAGCTAATTTATCAAGCATATTAGATATTCCATTATAAGCTCTTACTGTAGGTGTTTCATATAACTCTTTACATCTTTCCATAGCTATTCTAATTATTAAATTTTCTGTATCAATTGGAACACCTAAATCTCTTAAAATTTCTTCTTGTAATTCTTCTTTAGGTCTATTATAATATGGATTTTCAGAACTTCTGCAAGACATATAAAATAAATAAGAATAAATAACCAAATAATTGTCTGGAAATTCAGTCATTATATTTTTTAAAAAAGGCAACAAATAACAATGTTCGCTTGGAACTACTTTGTTGTTTGATATATCAAATAGTTTTATCATTTTATTAATTTATTTTTATATTCTTCAGCATACTTAAACATAGCAGCAACTTCTTTTTTTAGATAAGGCAATGCGTAAGGTGTTACTTTTTTTACAACAGGATTACCTTCTCTATCTAATAAATGAATTGGGTAACCATTCTTATCTAAAGAAGATGTTTCAAATTCAACATGATCCAGTTGAATTTTACCTGGGGACAAGTTAGAATTATGTTTAAGCATTATATATAAATAAGCACTAAGTTGTAGAGCATATTCATTAAAATTACATTGTTCTAAATGACTTAATGGTGTAAGCATTTTTTTTGTTTTACCACGTTTATCAGTAAAACCTTGCATTTTAATTTCTTTATTTGTTTTATAATCATAAACATTAATTTTACTATTTACAACTTCAATTCTATCCGCTTGTCCGCATACACCTACAGAACTTAAATAAACCAAATGTTCAGGATAAATACCTTCTGCTAATTGTTGTACTGGCGCTAATTTAGCATCACCATCCATTAAAGGATCAATAATAGTTAATTCTACACCTTCTCTAGTAATTGTATTACAAGATAAAATATCTTTTTCTCTTTGGTCATGATACCAAGAACCTAATTTTAAAGCCCTTTTGTTTTCATTATTCCAAA